AATGAAACGAGATGCTACAGAATGGATGCATAAAAACAATTATGTATCAGAATACACACCTGGCTTTGGCACATGGAAAGACGAACAAGTTCCAAATACCTACTCAGCTTATGGAGATACCTTTATGGAAACTTTAATGATGAAGGTATTACCTGTTATGGAGAAACATACTGAATTAAAACTATTACCTACGTACACTTATACAAGAGCTTATAAAAAAGGAGATATACTACACCGACATAAGGATAGACCGAGCTGTCAGATATCAACCACACTACACTTAGGAGGTAATCAGTGGCCTATTTTTATTGATCCAACAGGTGCTAATAATATTCTATCGGGTGCAGAAACCGCAACGGTCGTTAAACCGAACGCTCCTAAAGGTAATCGAGTAGACCTAAAAGTAGGTGATATGCTGGTTTATAGTGGCTGTGAACTCGAACACTGGAGAGAAGCTTTTGAAGGAAACGTTTGCGTTCAGACGTTTTTACACTATAATGATGCCAATGGTAGATTTGGCAAAGAGAATATCTTTGACAAAAGACCTATGTTGGGTATACCAAAACAATTGAGGCTGGATATATCTAAATAAAACGGCATACCAAAGTAGTTGATCCTACCTACCTTTTAGTATAATTAAATATAAAGAGATTTTATATGCTACAAAAAGTAAAATTCGCTCCAGGATTTAATAAACAAGTAACCTCTACCGGCGCAGAAGGCGAATGGGTAAGTGGTGATTTTGTTCGTTTTAGATATGGCACACCAGAAAAAATAGGAGGTTGGGCTCAGCTAGGAGACAATACACTTACAGGAAGAAACACAGCACTACATCACTTTGTCAGTTCAGCAGGTATCAAGTATGCTGCTATAGGAACAAACCGAATTTTATATGTTTATTCTGGAGGAGCATTTTATGATATAACTCCTTTGAAAAGCACAACAACGTTAACCAGTGCCTTTACAACAACACAAAGCGATGCAACAGTTACGATCACATTTGCGAGTGCTCATGGTATCTCTAAGTCTGATATTATACGTTGCGATAATTTTAGCTCTGCTACCAATTCTAATTTTGATTCTGATGATTTTGACGATACGACTTTCATGGTCACCTCCATTCCAACCTCCACAACAATCACCGTTGAAATGGGATCCGTCGAAAGTGGATCTGGCGCAACAACATCTGGTGGAATAAGAGTTAAACATTACTACTCTATTGGTCCAGCTGTAGAGGCATCAGCCGCTGGTTGGGGTTTAGGTTTATGGGGTGGAGAAGTTGCTGGCGAACTAACGGATACATTGAATGGAGCTTTAACAAGTGGTTCATCGAGTGTTATCATAGATGATTCAGCATCCTTTCCTGCATCAGGAACAATTCAAATAGATGACGAACGTATTGCTTACACAACAAACACAACAGGAACGAATACATTCTCAGGACTTACAAGAGGTTCAGATAATACAACTGCTGCATCACACTTAGATAATGCAACGGTAACCGATGTATCTGATTATACAAAATGGGGTGCATCACAAACAGGAGATATTGTAACCGCTCCTGGTTTATGGCACTTAGATAATTTTGGAAATAAATTAATAGCAACCATTGTCGATGGTTCATCCTTTGAATGGGATGCCAATGCAGCAAGCGCTACATCAACAAGAGCAACGGTTATTAGTGGCTGTCCTACAGCAACAAGACAAACTTTAGTATCTACACCCGATCGGCACTTAGTTGCCTTTGGTACAGAGACAACAATTGGTACACCCTCAACACAGGACGATATGTATATTCGTTGGTCGGACCAAGAGGACTTAAATTCATGGACACCTACAGCAACCAATACCGCAGGTACACAGAGACTTGCAGATGGTACAAGAATTGTTGGAGCTATAAGAGGTCGTGATGCAACTTACATTTGGACCGATACTTCTTTATTTATTATGAGATTTGTAGGTTCACCTTTTACTTTTTCTTTTCAACAAGTGGGTACTAACTGTGGATTGATTGGTAAAAATGCAGCTGTTGAAGTAGATGGCGCTGCATACTGGATGTCAGAAAATGGCTTCTTTAGGTATCAAGGTAAACTAGATTCACTACCGTGCTTGGTTGAAGATTATGTCTATGATGATATTAACACAATTCCTAAAAACCATATCTATGCAGGATTAAACAATTTGTTTGGTGAAGTGACATGGTTCTATCCTGGAAGTGGTGCAGCATCAAATAACAGATCGGTTACTTATAATTATATGGATTCAACACCTCAAAGATCAGTATGGACAACAAGTTCCTTAGCAAGATCTACATGGTCGGATTCACATATTTTTGGCAAGCCTCATGCAACCGAGTATGATTCAAGTTCAACAAGTGATGCAACGGTTGGTAATACGGATGGTTGTACAACTTACTATGAACATGAAACAGGCAACAATCAAATTAAAGCTGGAACAGCAACATCGATTACAGCAAACATACAATCAGGAGATTTTGACATAGCAGCAACTCAAGGAGGAGGTGCTGATCTGCGAGGCGATGGCGAAAACATAATGAAAATAAGAAGAGTGCTACCAGACTTTTTAACACAAACAGGAACAACGAGAGTGACACTTAATTTAAAAAATTATCCAACAGATTCAGAATCAAGTTCTTCATTAGGTCCTTTTGATATTAATTCATCTACAACAAAAATAGACACACGTGCACGAGCGCGTGCCATAGCTTTAAAAATATCTAATACAGGTTTAGCGCAACACTGGAAAATAGGTACCTTTAGATTAGATATACAACCGGATGGAAGAAGGTAATGGCTAGAATAGTACAATCATTAACACAACCATTAGCAGAATATGATCAACAGATTCAACAATCCTTTGTTCGAGATGTAGATTCTGTGGTACAAAAACTTAACACAACTTTTCAACAAGATATAAAAGAGGAAGCAGAAGCACTTGCTTTATTTTTAGCATAATGTCAAACGCGTTTGTAAATAAAAAAGTAGATTTAACCAGCACCAGTGCTACAACAATTTACACAGTGCCAACAGCCACAACGGCTGTTCTTAAATCTATACTCGTATCAGAAGATTCAGGTAATGCTGATACCATTACCATTACATTAACCGATGCAGATGCTGCAGTTTTTAGTCTATTTAAGACTAAGGCTATATCAGCGAATGCAACAACAGAGCTGTTAACAGCGCCTTTAGTCGTTCAGGAAAGCGAGATTATCAAGGTAACAGCAGCTACTGCCAATAGGCTTCATGTGGTGCTATCAGCCCTTGAAATAAAACCTAGAGAAGTTACAACATAAGCTTGATTTATTAAGATAAATTAAGTAATAGTATATACTCAGGTTAAAACCCTGCCTTTAAATAAACAACCTATAATAGATATGATAACACGAGCACAGATTCGCAGACAATTACGTAAAGACGGTGGCATTATGAATGTTGTTCCTAGAGAACAATATGGTTTAGGAAGTTTCATTAAAAAAGCTGTTGGTAAAGTAGGTGATATAGCAGGACAAGTTATTAAAAGTCCAATAGGTAAAGCTGCAATTTTAGGTTTAGGAGCTTATGGATTAGGTGGTGGTTTTGGAGGAGGATTTAAATTTGGAAATATAGGACCTCAAATAGGACGAGGTTTAGGCGCAATGAAAAGTGGGTTGTTTGGATCAGCAGTATCTAATTTAAGAGCACCTGGTATGCCCTCTTTTTTAGGAGAAACAGGTTTTACTAGTGCTCCAGGAATTTTAGGTAAGTTAGGTTTAACAGGTGGTGGTGGATCCATGGCATTAACAGGTCTAGGCAAATTAGCTGGTGGCGCTGGATTACTTACTTATTTTATGTCTAAAGGTAAAACAGAAGAAGAAGCAAAAGGTTTAATGCAAGACGTTAAAAGAGGCGAAGGTTTAGGAATGGATCTAATTAAAGCAGATATGCAAAAGTATAGATCAGGAGCTTTAAGCGGATCTCAAGCATACGACAAAGGTTATCGTTTTCTAACACCAAGAAATTATATGCAAGCAGCGACGGGTGGAAGAGCCGGGTTTCAAGATGGAACACCTGCAGTTGATTCAAGAATGCAAAACACTTATGCAGAAAATATTAGACAGAATAATTTACAAAGAGAAATGAATGAAAGAGCTAGAACAAGAGGAGGATCAGGAAACAAATTAGGTGGACTAAAACTTGAAGATAGAGGAGGCTATACTCTTACAGGAGGACCTGATGCCACTGCCAATGAAGCTATTATATATGCAGGTCTTTTAAATAGCGGTCGGAATCCAGATGAGATAAGAGCACAATCAATTTATGATACATTTAAACAAGGAAATATGCTGCTTCCTAGTATGGGACCAACAAATAGCTGGGAAGGTCATGTTCAAAATCCAACACAAGCTGACGATTTAGCTGAATTAGTGTCTCCCGGTGCTACTGCAGAATACACTCCTGGTGGGCCAGGTGGATACACAAGTGAACAAGAAGCAATAGCTGATCTTGGAATAGAGAGATACAATCAATTGTATGCCAAAGGCGGCCGGATTGGTTATGAAGATGGAACTCCAGAAGAAGGAATTAAAAGTTTAGATGCAGGTGCATCATCCATTAAACGAGAAGGTGATGTATATCCAAAGGACGATGATATAACGACTCAGATGTTTATGTCCGATGAACTAGGAGCTTTACCTAAAAAAGATGGTGGAGTATTACCAGAAGATATGGGTAAATTAACGATAACAGATTTTGAATCAAAAGAAGATTACGGTAGATATTTAAGAGTATTAAATCAAAAAGCTTCAGGCGGAAGAATTGGAAAATATGGTGGTGGCATAGGAGCAGCCATGACAGAAATACCAACGGGAATGCCAAGAGTAAACGCTGGTGGAATTAGTGAATTAGATTATAGAGCTAAGGGAGGTTTTGTTCCTGTCGGTGTAAAAGAAAAAGCAGATGACGTTCCAGCAATGTTAAGTAAAAATGAATTCGTTATGACCGCTGATGCCGTAAGAGCAGCAGGTGGCGGAAGTGTTGAAAAAGGAGCACAAAAAATGTACAATACAATGAAACAATTAGAAGGAAGAATAGCGTAATGGCAATAACAGAATCAAGAACACTACCCGCACAGTTTATAGAAGATT